ATTGCGCTTTAAAACCTTCATGTTGTCATCATTAAAAACAACAAAGTTTCTAGTTTGTTTTTGCTTTTTAGCTAAATAATCAAGCGCTTCTTTCTCTAAAGCAAAATGCTGTCCTTGGCTAAAAGGTTTAGTGCTGTCTTTAACCATCCATTCGCCTGATTTTGTTTCGTTAGGTGGGGAAACTCTAAAATCTACGCTTCTACTTCCTGCATCTTCAAATTTAATTCCTTTAATTCCTAATGAGTCAAGATATTCACTGGCCGCTTTTTTAGGATTTTCAATGCCTTTCGTTCTCATTTCAAATACGACAGCATCATAAGCGCCTTCTCCATCATGGAAACTTGTGCCATAATCTTTTCGTATTTTTAGTAACAACTCTCTTACTTTGTCGCTTTGGCTATCAATATCAGCATCCCAATCCAACATATCATCTATAACAGAATCAGGTAAATCTACCTCATACAAATTACCATCAGGATTCCAAGACACTTTATCTTGATTCATTGTTTTTAACAGTTGTATCGCCTCTTTCGCTTTTTCTCTGACGCTGGTTACTTTTCCTTTTGCACTGTTTTCCAAAACTTTCATTGCTTCTTTTATATTGCCCTCTGTCTTATGCAAAACAAACGCTATTTTTTCTGTTACATCAGACTGTTTAGCAAATTCAGAAGCGGGCTTTCCATAAAGCTCTAACTTGTCTAGCATATGATTCCCAGATAAAGCGTCTCGGTAAAACTTACCAACTTTAGGGTTTTCTGCTAAATAAGTACCCCACCCATAAGATTGAGCGCCCTGGCCACTTCCCATCTTAGAGTGGTCAAACTTATCAAATTTATGTGGTGAGCCATGAAAAGAAACCATGTCTTTTCTAGGGTTAGGCATACCGAATGTTTCAGCTACGTTAGGTATTAGATTTGGATCTGAGTCTTGTAAGAATTCTTTAATCCATGGCGCGCCTTTGTTCTTAGACCATCTAACCGCACCGATAAGCGCAGGAATAGCGAAACCGATACCTGCACCTTCTAATATTTGTAATCCCCTGGCTTCTAATCTTTCTAGTGCTTCTGCATCCTCGCCTACCTTAGAGTCTAAAAACTGAGTAAGTGAATTATCAATGTCTAGTTCTCTTAATAGAGTAGCTAAGTTACCGCCAGTAGGATCAAAAGAAGCATCTGCAAATGCACCACCTGCTATTTGTTTAGCAATAGTAGCACCCTTACCGATTCCACCAGCCATGCCAAAGATTGACATAAATTGTGCTAAACCACTAACAACAGCCTCAGTAGTTGAATCTGGGTTAGACTCTAGGATTCTAGGAATCTTTAACCAGTCCTCTTCGTTAAAGTCACCACCAAGCGCGTTAGTAATATCACGGCCTAGATCAACAATACCTTGAGCGGCATTTTGAGTACCTTCAACCACACCTCTAGCAATAGGATTTTCTTCATTAGCACCTTTAACAAACGGAGCCATAAATGGCCACGCAATCATCTGAGCTTCACGCGGTAGCTTATCCCAACCCCTCTCGATTAAAGATGGTTCTTGATTATCCTGAGTTAGTTCAGTTTGTGGCTTTACTAAGCTTGGATCATCTGGAATAACAAGCTCTTCTTGAGCCGGTGCAGCCGCTAACGAAGGGTGAAGCTCTACATATTGCTGAGACTCATCTATAGGCTCTAATTGCTGTTTTTCTTGTCTTTGCTCTTCTAAGTAGTTATTGTAATATTGCATCGCTGGAGAGTTGTTTTTTACTCGCCTCTCTAGCTCGGCGTAATAACCTGAGGAGATGTCATCATCATCTTGAATTGTTGAATTATCATGCAGCATTATTGTCTCGATTTCCTAAGAATTAAAGAGCTGTTATATTTCTCGATCTGCTCGAATTGATCTAAATATTCTCTCTCACTAATTTGATTAACTTCAAGCTGTTTAGCAAGCTTTCTTTGAGTTTCTTCAACATTTGGACTATCAGAGCTACCAACCCAGTTAGGGTTCCAAGTAACAATAGTATCGACAACCTGCTCAGATCTTTTGTATCTTGCTTTTACTATATCCCAGGCTTCAATAAAGTCCTCTTCTGACTGAATATCTGGGTTTGTAGAAATCGCCCTAATCTCTCGCTTTAAGTTATTAATAAGTGCAGCGTCTTTCGGGTTTAGAGTCGCTAGAAAACCAGTCGGTGTAAACTCTGAATCGGCTTCTTTCATTGCTGTTGTGTACGCCCATGAGCCAGTTGTATTGCTTCTTGACTCACTACGCAAGTCAGATAGCATTTGTCGCTGCGTAGTTACACTAATCTGTTGATTTTGCGTACCTTCTAAGATTTCTTTATAAAGATCTTCTTTGTCATAACTTGGATCGTCGAGCTTAATATTCAAGTCGTAGATAAGCGCCTCATCATCTTTAAATAAGCCATCACTTTGCAAAATTTTAAGCAGTGAATCATGCTCGTCTTTGCCTAAGTCACCATCGTTGTACGACTGTATGACCATATCGGTTGTAATCAAGCCTGGGTTTGTCACTATTTGATCTAATATGAATGTATGTTGTTTAGCCCATTCAACCTCTTTTAATTTAGTTTTTTGATCGTCTAATCTTTCTTGATTGTCTCTATAGGCATTCAACTTCTTAGCGCCATCAATGAGTATGGCTGTCTGCTCTTGCTCGGTTAATTGAATCTTTGACTCTGGGAATAAAGCATTTAAATGAGATCTACTATTAAAGAATTCAGAAGGGTTTTTATCAAACTCAAACAGAATATTAACACCAGATCCACCGGCTTCTTCTTGAATCATTGCCTCTTCCCAGACGGCTGTTTTATACAAATTAACGAGAAAACTACGCTCTTTTGTGGCTTTTTTGCCTTGTCCTGCCTTAGTTGCTAAAGCTGGCATATTTTCAAACTTGTTGGCTATGTAAGCTCGTTGACCTTGAACAATGGGGCCAACCTCTTTAATAAAGATATTCTCATCTACATTAGACTCGTACGCGTTTCTAATAGCAGACGTAATCATCGATTGCGTATCGCTTTCGTGTATGCGAATATCGTTAATAGCCTGCTGTTGCTTCTCTTGCTGTTGAAGCTGAAAAGTTGTACGCCAAACTTTTTCACCGTACTGAACAATTTTCTTATCAAAGAATAAAGCGGCTCTTTGTTTTAGAGTCGGGTCGTCTATGCCTTCTAATGTTACTTTTTTCCTTTCATTGACTAAAGCGCCAAATTTATTAAAATTAGTGCTATTATCAATAGACAAACGACCAACACTCTCAATAATATCGTTCTCTAAATCAGCAGAATAAGCATCAATCTGACTTTGATATTCCTGGTCTGCTTGATTTTGCATCTGACCAGAAAACGACTGTAATCTGCTTGCCAAAGATTTAAAGCTTTGCGCCTTGGCGTTAGAAACACCAGCAGGTGTCACCATTTCAGAGCGTTGGTATCTTTGAAATTCAGCCATTTTTAGTATCTACCTTTAGTTTTGCTTCCACGTTTTGATCTACTTGATCCGTAGTTAAGTAGACTTGATCCGGCACTCGCATAGCCAGATTGTCTTGCGTATTTACCAGAAGTTAATAAAGAGCTTGTTTTCATCGATAAATTAGCATCGCCCATAAGTTGATCGTAATCAAATTCTTCTCGATCAGCTTTCATCATCGCTGCTGGTGAACCCTCAAATGCTCTAACACCAGAAGCACCACGATAAGCATTCTGTGAAGCCAATGAAGATATTAAGCGCTTACGTCTTTGAATCTCCCGATCCTTGGCTGCAAATTCTTCTTGTTGTGCTTGCTGTTTATAAGCCGCAGCTTCTGCATTGCCTGCACGCACATCCATAATCATAGAGCCAGCGGTACTTATCCCCTGCCAGGCTCCGGACGATAGCCCTAAAAATCCAGTGCTTGCTGCTAAACCACCGGCTGCTGCTGTACCTGCAATTCCAACACCTAGTGAGCTTGCCATTGCTATTTCTGCTGCTGTTGCTACTGTTCCTGCTGTTCCTAACATTGCTATAAATTGACCCACCTATGCCTCCACTTCTAAGCCGATACCTAGCAACGTCATCGGTGCTGGATCCGCTTGTGTAATTTCTATTTGCGCTAAGTCTGTCCAACCTAGCAAAAACATTTCTTTAATACCGGTAAATGGCGTAACACCACCACCCAAATTCATTCCAAAACTACGATCAACCATATATTCACCGTTGACTGAAACCCCTATAGATTCATACAAATTAGCCTCGACTCGAACGATACGTTTCTTTCTTGTTAATATCGGCCCATCTTGGAAGTCTTGATTGACTGGCATAGTCTTAATCTTGGTGTTGTAATTCAAACCAACCTCAACATCAGCACCGGCCGTTAGCATGGTGATCGAGCCACCAGAAGGTGTTGCGCTAGTAACAACCGCACCATCAGATCTAACCCTGCACTCTTCACCATTAAGGTGAGTTAAGCCGGTAATGGTTTTACTGGATGTCTGTGTCTTTCTAACATTAGCATCCGTGTATGAGTCTGGGTCAACCTTCTCTAAATATCTTTTTGTAACGCCGTTGATTGTGCGCTTAACTAGAAAATAAACATCTTCAACTACCACCGATACACTTTCAATGGATCCGCTTGTTGTCCATTTAGTCCAACCACCGACCTCTTGCGCTCTAAGTGAGTTATAAACAGCCACTGTGCCGTCAGAATTGACGAAATAAACGTAGTTAGCGTCTGCTGAATCTGTACCCCTTAATGAGTCCATATCGACCGGAGAATTAAGCAAATGCGAAGCTAATAAAGAAACTGTGCCAGAGGTGTATGCGTCCTCTGCGTAAGCGTATAAAAACTCACGAACCGACTTACCAGTACGATCAACAAAGATTGTCGAACCATCGATTGATTTCGGTGGAATACTACTGGCGCCAAATAGAGTTTGTCGTCTTACCGCGCTCTTAGATGGTGTAATCGGAAGATCATTAATCGAAAACTCACCACCAGTTGTAAAGACTTGAAAGTGACGTCCAGCATAGACCGCTGTGATCGCATTCACCTGGTCTGTATCTAGCGTTAAGTCTAGCGCTTCATCGTCTAGGCCCGTACCAACATCATAATTAAAGAAATCATTTGTCACTGACCCCCATAATGTTTGTGGGCGAGATCTTGAGCCACCGAACCACAACCGACCTTGATAGAATGTAGCGCTTTTTGGCCAGCCTTTTGACGTACTCCAAACATTTACATCACCAGAACCGAAGTCATATTGTGGAATGTTTGTTAGTGCTATGTTAGATAACGCCCAAGAAGAATGCGTCGATCCACGAACCAGTTTTGCCGGCGCGTGATCCTTATGCAAAATAATCATGGTGTCGGCTGATTGAGTCCACTGTAATTCAAACAGTTGCGCTGTGGTATAAGTTGTTGTTACGTTAGCTTGAAACACATCGTCCCTATAGACTGCTATGTTATTGTTAGTAAAAACAAGTAGATACGTCTGCTCAACATTAAAAGCGAACGCGGCTAGACGAGCCTCAGTGTTAATTGCAGCAATGTATTTAAAACCAGGGCGACGTTTCATACCACCTTGAGGTAATGATTGTACGTTTTCAGCGATAGCCGCACCTTGGTAAAAGTGTTTAACATCTGTACGTGCTGCGAGTCGTGGATCTAATACTCCACTATTAAAACTTGTTTGTAAGTTTATAACTCTAGGCATTAGTAGCGCGCATCCACTAGTGGTGAGTCAATAATCGCATCAGACGGTCGTGCCTGCGAGTCGATATATTTAGCTCTTCTCAGTTGATCCTCATACATCTTGCGATATTCTGCTGCCTTGGATGAGTTGTCAGTAACTGGGATTGCAAAAATTGAAGCCAGGCTAAATTCAAGCAATCTTTGAAAGTGCGCTGGTATTTTAGATTCATCTGGTTTAAATATATAGTCCAGATCTATAGTGTCCATGTTGGAAAGTAATTTATCTTCATAAATTTCATAATCAACACGTGGATGGATACCAAAACCAGCAATATAGTTAGCTGGTAATTGATAAGCGTATGTCCATTCATTTAACGGAGAAGAGGTTACTCGACTCAACGTAATCTTAGCAGCGGCAAAACGCCAGCGGTGCTGAGACAATAAACTTTCATAAGTGGTTTCGTATAAAGCGGCGGCTGTATTAGCGCCGGCACCACCATCTGTAAATGAGGCGATCGCACCATGTCCGATCATAATTAAAGCGTTTGAACAAATTTCAATATCTGTTGCCATATCTTTACCTTAAAAAAAAATGGCAGCTAACCTAGTTATAAGCCGCTGCCATCTTAGTTTCAACTTTGTTTTAGTCCTAAGTAGTTAAAAAATTACTCATTCCATTTAACAGATACGATACCGTCAGCATCTCTAGCGACTGCACCAGCTTTCATCATGCCGTTACATAACCATGATGTTTTCTGAGGAACCCAGTCAACTTTAGCGGAAACTTCCATACCGATTGCAAGACCAATCGCTGAATCATGCCATGCGAAGCCTTCACGAACACTAGAAGCAATGTCTAAGCCACCTTCAGAACGTGCTTCAATCGTGTGGAATTGAAAGCCCATAAAGCTATTAACTTCACCGTGCATCAATGCGCGAACACCGTTGTAATCTGCACTCTGTATTTGAGTAGTGCCTAATAGATCACGTAAGCCTTCCGCTGAAATAGCGAAGTGACGACCACCAGACGGAACACCCTTATCAGTCAAAGCTGTTGAAGCTTGAATCAAGTTATCAATCGTTAGACCGATAGTTGCTGTAGAGTTTTTAGCGATCGACGTACCGGCTGTTGCAGCATCTAACGCATCAAGAATGATCTGATCCATTCTACGACCAAGTGCGCCAGCAATAGTAGTTTGTAGTTCTGTCTTTTCATCGAAGTTGACTTCTTTAGCATCAAAGATGTCAGTGTATTCTGGTGCATTCCAGTTAGCTAGCGTACAGCTAATTAACGAATGAGCTACACCCATGGCTGTCACATCAGCAGAAGTTGCCTTCTGGTTTGCTGTGCCTTTGCCCATCTTACGGAATTTGTAAATATCGGCCTGAACATCGTTACGTGTTGTTACAGTGCCTCTTAGTTGACCAGCGGTTTGAAACGCGTGTTTCACCTCTGAATCGAATAGCTGCTGTGCAGCAGCGGATAAACTTGCAGACATAATTGTCTCCTTATATAATTAAATTGTCATACCTTTTTTCCGGGTATCTGCTTTGCAGGCCGATAGTCCTAGCTGGTATGGGCTTCAATTAGAAGGTGTCCACTATGCTGGGTTTGATACTTATTTTATCACAAAGATAAGTTTATTATCTATGTATCGTCTTTTCGTTATATATCGTCATCTGCGAGCAGCGCTATAGCCTCACATAACTCCGATTTAATAATATCGTAATGCTCTGTATTAACCAGCGCTACAACGTTTAACCAGAGTTTCTGATTTGGCGCGTTATCTCTGCGGCCGGTAATATCTAAAAAAGTATCGTAATTACAAACGAACGCGATCGTCCTCATTTCTGGTCTTGCTGTCATTCTTCCCCCTGGAGATCAACTCATCGCACATTTCTAATAACGAATCGCATAAAGCTTCTCTTATGCCTTGATCTTTTACATTTCTAAGCTGCCGAATCATCGGCTTTAAACTTTCATTAATCATTTCTACACTCACATTGTGGCTGAACCATCTGCTGCCCCATTTGCATCATTTGCTGTGGTACTGTGAAGAACCTATCGAAAAACGCATAACCTGCCGTCGCAATCAACATTCCTACAAAAAAAATTACAACACATTTCTTTTTCATTTAATAACCTTCATTACGTGGTGAACATAGCGCCATGCAGGTCTATCTTCTGTTCCAAAATTAACCATCATCTCTCTTACGATATTTGTTCTTGGCTTCGTTATATCCCCATCTTCTAGTAACGTAAGGAACTGCTATGTTAGTTATAAGAAGGAACGCTATAAAGGCGTATAAGGCGTTCATAAAGAAAGAATCAGCCACGAATGCCACTGCTTGCTCTTTCGTCTTAATATCGTCAATCTGCTTCACTTCGGGTAGTATTTCATCAACCGTAACACTGGTAGCTAAATTTGCTATGGCAGGAATAGGGCCAGCTATCGCATAAGTAATAGCGGTAGTGGCGCCAGTCTTAGCCATGTTGTTAAACTTTAATGAGCTACATCCAGTGGACATCATGAAGGCAATAACCAACGCTATTAGCAGTATTATTCTAACAAAGAAGCTCATTCACTTTAGCCACTTCAACACCTTGTTACAGAAGTATTTAACATAGTTAAGTATTGACTCTTTCACATACTTACCCGTCTTAAAATCTCTTATCAGTAAACCCTTTCTTGCCATACTCCCCCTTTAGACGCAATACAACCAAGGTATGAACAGAGTGCAATCTGGGATAAGCACAATCTCATATATCGGTATCAATTAGCCACCGTAAAACTCATCAAACAATCGTTCAGTTTCTTTTCTAAATTCTTTAGAAGATTGATACTTAGGATCTGCAATCCTATCTTGCAACGATTCCTTAGTCATACCTGGTGTTGCAACTGCCGCTGTATTTGCGACCCCGTTCTTTCTGGTTTTATTAATTAAGGCTTCTAGTGTTTGTACACCAGCAGCACTGGATGCTAACGCTTTAAATCCTTCGTATTCGTCTGAAGATAAATTAGCAGCGCCCCAGTCACCGAGATCTTTCAGTCTTGATTGTGCATTTGAGCCTAGCGCTTGTATCTCTGCATCTCTTGCGCCACCCGACACACCTACTTCTTGCTCAACCCAACCATGTAGCAACTGTGTGAACGTGTCTTGTGACATGTTTGAGTTCTTAGCAGCCTCTTGAAACCAGCCGATACGTGGATCTTCCATATCAAACTCACCCTCAACACCTTCTGGAAGGACAAGCTCATAGTCGTCTTTAGGTGCGCCAGTGAAACCACCAAAACGCTTTTCTAGTTCTGAATAAGCTTGTGCCTGGTCTGATACTGAATTGTATTTGTCTTTAAACCAATCTGGACGATCTCCTTCACCGTTTATTTCATCGGCTAATTTCCAACCGTCCGCCGTAGATGTATCAATCACCTCCTCAGTAGTAGTTGCTTCTGTTGCTTCTGCGATCAAACTGTCCTCTTCACTCATCCTCTTCTCCGTTTATTGTTGTTCAGCCAGTGCAAGTTGATCTAGGATCTGACGCACGATAGCGTTCTGACCTTCTCTCATGCCTGCACCAAACTGTGTTGAATTAGCGTTTAATACTGGACGATCAAGTGTTATGTCTTTTAATCTATTAATCACAAACTGACCATCCTCTGTACTAAAACACCCATAGAAACGACTAGCAATATCTCTAGCCTTTTTTTCACTTTCAGCCTTTAGCTGTTGTACTGCCTCACCCTCTATATCGAGAGCTTCCCAATCTTCAACCATTAGCTTGCTGTTCTTGTACTGCTTGTTGCTGCTTCATTGCTTCCGCTGCTTGTTTTTGCATTTCAATACGCTCTTGTTCCGTACGTAATAGCTTTTGCTCAATACCGAGCTTTTGTCCGATCCAAGCAACCGTATCTTCAATCTTCGCACCTAAAGCAAAAGCTTCTGGGCCGAATGCTGCACCCATCTCCATAAACTGTTGCATCGCAAGTAGATCTTCTTGATCCTGCGCCCTAGCTAGTGGAGACGTATGTTTGATTGTCACCTCTTTACCATCGACCGCAATATCTGGCAGCTTGCCAGCATCTTTAAGAATTGAAACAACCGCCTTGATGATCTTTTCAATAAACTCAGACTGCAATCGTGAGAATGCTGAACCAGCATCCATCAATAGCTCTTGTGATCTCAAAGACATTTCAGTGGCTGTCTTGGTCGGTGAATCCATGCCGCCATAAGGATCAGCAAATAACGCCTTATTGATACGATCTCTTAGATCTGTTAATACCAACTCACCGACATTGAAATCGCCAGCACGCTCTAACGGCCTTAGTGTTGGGTTAGTATGATCATTTGATCCAACCGGAATCACCATGCCTGGTGCAATCTGCATTGTGTAAGGATTAATCACACCATCATCTTGTGCGGTGTAGATACCAGCAATTGCGAGTGCTGCATTACGCAAGCTAAACTCAGTTACCTTGTTGGCTGTCTTGATGTCGGGTAATACTTGCATGATACGGCCACGACCTAATACTTCACCAGGTACAACCATCTCACGGAATACAATCCACGGTGAAACCTCATACTCTTCAGTGAAACAAACATGGTTCTCTTCACGTTCAATGACACACATGTAATACATGCCACTCTTAGGCTCGTAGATCGTACCCTCAATCAAATTAACTTTGACGTCTGGCTTCTCTACTACCTTCTTTTTAAGCTGGTCTGACATTTCAGCACCCTGCCACAATCTTTGAATATGTCTTGCTGGAAGCGAATGTTCACGCCATACCGTTTCGATCGTTGAGCTAGGCCCTTCTTCTGGGAATACTTCAGCTAATGGAACCGCATCAAACTCAAGAACAGACGATCCATCCTTAGTCGCACGCTTAACTGTCATTGCACCAGTTGATACTGCTAAATCTAAGAATGACTCATGACATTGAGTAGCAAAGTTTGAGTGATTAATGTGATCGAAGATAATGCTAGTGGCTTTGTCTAAACCTTTCTGTGTCTCTTCTCGCTCTTCTTCTGGAATCTCTGAGCCTGGTGCTAAGATTGACCAGTTACGCCAAGGTGGTACTAATGAAGCTTGTAGTCTTGAAGCGTATTTCTGTACGCCGATCACTGCGGTTGAGTCAAAGATTGCTGTGTTCTTCTTTGTGCCTTTAGATTGCATCGAGAAGTTCTCTCTCTGCGGTAGTGCGTACTCATAACATTCACGAAGATGAGAGATCCAAGGCATCTTGCGTGCCTTTGCAGCATCAAATCTTTGTATAAGCTGTTCTACCTTCCCTAATTCTTTAGGAATCTTATACTTAGCCATCAATTTAACCTAGTGTGTCTTTAATGCCAGTCTCATATCCAGAGATTAACGAAGCCTTGCCGCGTCTTTTTCTGGATAGTGCTGCTTCTTGCTTTTTCTCTTTCTTTTCTAATTTAACAAGATCGTCTGCTTGACGTTTCTCGGCTCTCTGTACTGTTACCGACTTCGCTATCGCTCTTGTCGCACCACCACCGAACAATGCTTTTTTAATAATTTTGCCCATGATTGATTCCTTAAATATTTGAATAATTGGTAGGGCGTGAATAGAAACCACTTCCGAACACCTAACAATGCTTTGATCTGCTCTACGCAAGTCACCGCAGTCGGCCATGGAGACCTTATTCGAGTTGACTCTCGCCACACCTTGACGTGAATTATAACACTACAGTCTGTATCTATGCGGATATTTTCTATATCCTCATAACTCCCATAAGGCAGTATCTCAATGTCTGTATGTCCTAGATTTGGGTGAAAGGCAATCCAGTTGAAGCCATCCCAACGTAACGCCCAGCAATGCCTAATACCTGGATGTAGATACTTGGCCCACCAGTACGGCATGTCGCCATGTTCAAACACGATATACCACTCGGTTAAGCTCTTATCCCATGTGTCGATTAGTGAGTCTTGCTTTAACCACACTAGATCGTTTTAAGCATCAATCTGAACATCTCGTTATACATGCTCGATTCTCTTCCGAGTATTGATCGCAGTTTATAACTCTCATTGCATTCTTTGCTGTTTCCTTTCTTTGGCGCATACACACGCTTCGGATCTGTACTTTGAGTAAGGCGAGTTCGTGCGTTTTTCAGCGTGATACCCACTTTCAATGCTAGCTCCTCACTCGTTATTTCATCGCCATTGTCTAAAACTCTTATCTTTACTTTCATCATTTAAAATACACTCCAATCGTTTGCCATCTGTACCGGACGCTCCATACCTTCCGACTTTTTATCTCTCCATGCTACTGCAAAATATCTGAACGCATCAGCGCCATGTGATGACCAGTCATGCAGCGGCCTATCTTTAAAAACTCTTTTATCTTCGTCATACTCGCAGCGGTAATAGCTCAATGCTCGAAGGCCATCAGCGCATCGCTTCTCGTCGAAGTAACAGCGACCAAGGATCCGACGTCCTGCTTCAATGCCATCCATAATCGGTATGTTCGGTGTGATCTGGAAGCTGATACCCATCTTACGTGCTGCCGATAGTCTTGATTTACCGGTAGTTAGCTCTCGTACTCGTATGTCATGTGGTGCGTAATGATCTCCGAACGTTACTTGGTGCTTCTCTCTGAAATCATGCAGCCAGTTAATGTAATGCTGCAAGCCTTCGCCGTTGTTCTCATAGTAGCCAATAACTCTAATTTCTGTACCTATTCGCTGCATCATCCAAATCGAGGTTGCGTCAGCGATCCCGAGATCCCAAAAAGTGTGAACCGGCAATAACGGATCAATAGCAATGCGGCCTATGCGATTATCTTGTCGTGCTAGCTCGATCTGCTTGGCATAGTAGGCTCCTTTCTGGTTAGCCAGACATTCGCCTTCCCAGATATGTTCATACAGATCTTTGTCTAGCTTTTGTAAGTGTAAGC